CCTCGACGGATATAGTTGTCTTGTGCCGCAGTTCCCTCAAACCTTTTCGGCGGCGAATCAATGTACTGCTCCAGGTTCTTGCCGATCTCGGAATCCCAAGTTACCGGCTCCCACCCTTCCCAGGTCTTACCACCACCATCACGAAGGTTCGGGTTCTTCCAGCTCAAATGAAGCCCATCAGGCTGCTTCTTGATTGTCAGCGGATTCTGGGAGGTGTCATACGGATCGTGGTACAATTCCACCTTCGGTTCGTAACCACCCTCGTCCGTCTCCTGCCCCATGATCATGCTTTCCATTCGGCGGATGCGGGCCTCCAGCTCTTCCTGGTGGGCCTTCTGGGCATCGACCGTAGCCTGCAACTGCAGGTTCTCTTCCTCTACTTGACGCTTCGTCGGCATGTCTAACCCCTAACGTGGTGCTGCAGGTTTTCGCGGTAAATCGCATCGCGCTCGGCAATACGCTTCAACGCTTCCTTAGAGAACTCGCGTCCAGGCATAGCATCCTGCAGACCAGCTATGATCTGGGCCTGCTGTGCCTGATCAACTTCCGGCTCTCGGGACGGAGGAGATGCGGTACGATGTCCGGGAGCGACCCGGCCCGGCTCACGCGTGCGGCGCGTGACTCCGGTGCTCGGAGCCAGTCCAAGCTCCAGCCCAGCCTCGTTCGCAGCGTCCAGTACGGCACGCGGCGACTTGGCGTGTTCACCCATCTCTCCTAGGATACGATCTGTAGCACGGTACAGGGCGGATGTCTTGTCACGCAAGGCAGGCCAGCGATCAAGCGCAGTCTCGTTGTACTGCTGCTCTGCGTGCTGGTTCTGCGTACGTGTCTGGAACTCGTTGAGCTTGTTGTCAACGCGCTCGGACACCTTGCGCTCCAGCAGATACTGGTCGAACGCGGGACGCTGGTCCTCCGGAACCTGGTCGCGCATTGTTTCCAGCTGCTGGACAGACATGTCGTCCAGTGTTTGGGGTTGAGAGGCAGGAGCGGTCTGCTGCGTAGGCACGCCGTAGCCCTGCTTGAGTTCTTCGCGCAGTGCCTGCAGTTCCGCTGAAATCTCGTCCTGATACTGCTTCATCTTGCGCAGCGTTTCGCCACGCACATTTTCAATCGTTCGGCCACTCTTCTGATCGGGATCGCTACCCTCATCGCCCTTCTGTCCCTCGGGCTGGGGATTGGCAGCGGTATCAACGCCAGTGTCTGTGGGTTCCTGATCGGCCGTGGAGGGATCGGCGGGTACACTCCTGACAGCTTGGTCCAATCGAGACAATGCAAACCTCCGTCCGATTTACGCTTCGGCGGCGATTATCGGAGGTGTCTAGTGGTCACCGCGCAGGTTGCGCAGCGTGTTAATAGACAGCTCAATGCCATCTAACTTACCGGCAGCATGCCGGATATTTTCAATAGTGGAAGCGGGATTGCGTGTAAGCTCCAGCAACGTACGTAACGCAGCTGTCCGCTGTTCCTGCAACCTGTTAAACAAAACGTCGGCCTCGGGCAATCTAAGAAGTTCCCGCACATCTGCCACGTTCATTATTGGACACCTCCCTCAAGCGCGTCCATGTCTGTGCCGCCAGCCTGCGACATGCCCTGGGGCACGTTGTTGCCCATTCCTGGTGCAACCGGCTGCTGGCCCTGTGCCTGCTGCTGCTGCAGCATCTGCAAGTGTTGCTTCTTGTGCATGGCGAAGAGAACCACTCGATCCTCGGGCATGGTCTCAAACACCTGGGAACGCTGGAACCGTTCGATCTCGGCTAGGTGACTAGCGTGATCATCAGTTGGCAACGCGTCCACCTGAATACCGTTGACCATCGACATGTTCTCGCTGCCCTGGTCCATCGGCGGATGCTGGTACGCACCCTGGCCAGGTAGCGCCGGGATCAGACGGTTGATCTCCACACCCTCGGAGAAGTGGCGCAGGAAGTCCTTCAACGCCTCGCGGCGCACGTTCGGGTCCGACGCGTAGTCCGGGTGGGTCATGATCGTATTGTAGCGGACCTGGGCCACAGAACGCAGCACCTCACGGTTCGTGTTCACCGTGTTGCCTGTGAACGTGAACATCATCCGGCCACGGATCTCGGCAGGCGTGATCCGACGCCTCACCAGCGCACCATCCTGGCCGGTCACATAGATCCACTTCTCATCGGGCATGTACTCTTGGTACAGTCCCATGAGCTGGTGCATCAGCTCTTTCCAGCCAGTGAACTGCCAGCGCGTGATGATGTTGTCCAGCTGGATATTGCCCTCACTCAGCAGCGCCAGGGTACCACGCGCCGTGCGCGGAGCATTACGAACCTGGGGCGACCCAGCGTTCATCGGGCTGATGGTGATGCGGTCAGCATACAGGAGCAGGGTGTCCATGGCCGACAGGTTCGCCAGCGGTTCCTGCATGAACTTCGGGAAGACGACACCATTGACGTCACCAATCGGCACACCATCACCAGGAGCAATGCCCTTCATGATCCCAGGATCAGCCATTGTGGCGGCTGGGATGTAGAAGAAGAAGGGATTGTTGATCAGTTCCTGGTTGTTATTAACAAAGTTGACGATGGTGTTGACTTCAAGGTTGATCGGGATCAGGATCTCGCCCATGCCCTGGCCGTACCAGCGATCAGAGATCGACTTGTACTTGAGCGTAGGGAAGGGGCGTCGCCCGTGCGGCATGATTTCCGACAGGTAGTCGTAGCCAACAACCTTGCGCAACTGGTGGCTTACGTGGTATACGACCTCGATAGGATCATTGTCGCCATCGACATCATCACACACGTAGATCTCATAGAACAGCATCTTGTTGTTGTCGGTGGACTCGTCCTCTTCCGACGTGTTGCTAATTGCTGTTGCGTGCCGCTGCTCCTTTACGCCTTCGCCTATCACGCGATCCTTCTGGCGCTTCATTTCCTCGTTCTGAGATTCCTCTTCCTGGCGAGTCTTGCGCGAGTCCATCAACGCGTCGAAGTCTTCCTTCGACATGTCAAACTCACCAGACTCGTAACGCCTACGGATCTCCGCTTTCGTCAGCCAATACTGCTGTGCCACCCAGTCAGCAGTCTGCACGTCCTGGGAACGGAAAGGCAGGATGATGTCCTCGTGTTCCACAACTTCCACACATGGCTGGTCGTGCTTGAGGATGTGGCGATAGACGTGCACGTTGATTTCATCAACGAACTCGCTGGCGTAGAACACTACCTGTGCACTGTAACGACGACGCTCTTCGATGAACTCAATGTCGTAGGTCGCGCCCACAAGATCGGGGCGTTCCACATCCTCCGGAGGATCGAAAGCGCGCTCAACTTCTTCTATGGTTTGGATTCCATGCGTACGCGTGTAGCGTCCAAACAGTTCGTACAAGATCTCCTGGGCACCCTTGGGACGCGCCTGCATCACACCAATGCCGTATGCATCGGCTTCGCCTTCCGTGTACCACGCCTTGACGCGATGCACTTCAACGGTCTTCTCCCAATTGCGCAGCCAGTAGACCTTCACGGTAGACATGCCATCACGCAGCGCGTTGCGAAACCAGCTTTCGGACGTATCATAGAAGTTGGGCTGGATGTCCTCGGTAAGACCCCAGTTCAACAGCTTCTCACAGGCGTCCGTTTCCTCAGGCATGTACTCATCAGGCACGCGCTTAACGTGCACCACCGGCTCTGTGCCCCAGAACGCGTTGATGATCTTCGGCACTGCCGTTTCAATCTTCTCGTAGATTACCGGCAGGTGGATGTCACTCGCGCCCGCCCACGGCAATCTGCGTGCAGGCTGCTTGTCCATCCAGTACAGTGCGCGCACCATTTGGAGCTTGTCGTCCAAGGCCTTGCGGTCGCGCACTGCCTGCTCGATTTCAGAGCACAGCCAGCTTCCTCGTGCGCTGCGGAACGCATCGCTTAGATTATACGGCATGATGCTCCTAATCTGTCAGCGCCAATTCCACTGACGCTGTGTAGGTGGAAGAAAGGTTCTGCAGATACACGCTAGTGATACTACCCGTGACCATCAATGCGCCGCCGCTTGACACAGGAAGCAGCATCGTGTTCGTGTTCACGCCGACAAGAATGCCACGCGTCGTATACAGGAACAGCGAGTCTGCCGTCGTGATCCCCTGCAAGTCCACAACCTGGGGCGACGTCATTGAGTTCGCCAACGAGATACGCTGGTAACTGTGCTGCGTGTGTTCCTCGTCGGTTTCCACATATTCGCGGTACGCAACGTCTGTTCCGTTACGCTCCAGGCGCAGACGCGCACTCAGTGTGTGGGATAGGGCATCAGCCATTTTATCTCCCGTACCCCGTGTGCAAACCGGGCATGTCGATACGGAACTTTCGTTCCATGTGCTCCAGCTCGTTAGCGCGCGAGCTTGATTCTTGCTGTCGCATTAGTCCTTGTAAACGCCAGTAGTCCCAGCGTCCTTGGAAGTAGTAGCGCAGGCAGTCAATGAAGTCATCATAGATCTTGCGAATCGCGTCCTTCTCACCCATGATGTCGCGCTGTCCAGAGGTCTGCCAGTCATCGAACGCGAAGTTCATGAAGTTGGACTTCATCTCTGGGCAGCAGTTGAATACGACTAGTTGCGGCTCGTCCCACTCATAGCGTCCCTTCCGGAGCGCTTGGTGGATAGCGTCGTAGCCCGCCTGTGCGTTGCGCTTCTGGGCCAGATGGAAGAACAGGTCATGCTGCAGGAAAGCAAAACGTACCGACTCGCCGGACACGCGTTCCTGTTCCTGGGCAGAGTTGTCAATGATCCGTAGAACCACCGGCTCGCGCTGGTCACCTCGTTCCCAGCCCTCCAGCCGCTTGATCTCGTCCGCCACGTCCTTGACCGTAATCAGGTCTTTACGGGACATGGTGCGGTAGACAAACACCTGGTTGTCCGGGTTCACTGCCAGCCACAGCACGGCAATCGGCTTGCGCGTGTGCGGGTCTGCAATGCAGACTCGCGGCCAACTGGGCGGAATATCGAACGGCTCTACCCAGTACGGCGGACGCGGCTCCCATTCCTTGTAGACACGGCCAGCTAACTGGATGAAGTTACCATGCAGACGCGCTTCAAGCTCGTCCTCGCGCAGGTCCGCCAAGAACTCTTCAATGGCGGCGCGCTCCAGGTAGCCACCGTTCTCAGTGCAGTTGTCCCAGATGCTGAACTTGAACAAGTTCACACCAGAGCCAGGATTCTCCGCACGCTCAACAATAGTCTCGTTGATCCAGAACGCACCCAGCGGTGTCATCGTCATCCAGAGGTGACCACCGAAATCCACCAGGCCACGCTTGAGGCCGGTGTACTTGCGGTAGCCACAAGGCTCATCGATCCACACCCAGTGTCCGTTCGGGCCCTCAAACGCCATGTCGTCCTGGTCGTCAGACATGAAGTAGGTCTTGGAGCCGTTGTGCCAATCTATCTGGACCGGGATCTGCTGTGCGTTACGATGCACCTTCTTGATCAGATGGAACGGTGCCCACTCCTGGTACTTCGGCCAGATCGTCTGGTTGATAGCCTGGCGATAGTTCTGGGCCAGCACGCGTCCAATGTTCGGGACCGGGATGGGCTCACCGTTGGGGAGCCGGACAATCCGCAATGGATGGTCTTTCGGCAGCCACGGTCGGAATCCCAACGAGTGAGAAATCGCTTCAACGCCACCCGTGGCCGTCTTGCCGGAGCGGTTCGATCCCAGCACGAGACGTACTGTGGATCTCTGCAGCTCAAAGAAGCGAGGCTGGTCACCCTTCGGTAGTGGCTTGTAGAAGGCAATCTTGTTGGTCCGATACAGAGCCTCTACAGCCTGGAGATCTTTGAGCAGATCGTGCAGCTCCGACAAGCGCAAGTCTTCGGTCCGCACTGTCGGATTGATGTGCACTATCCACACCCTCCATTATGGCCACACGTCGGACACGTCCAGCACATGCCTGTGCGCTGCATGCTACCGCCGCACTCTGGGCAGGCCTGGTTATCGGCCGCAGCCGTGAAGGCATCCGCGAAGGACTGGCCCATTGCCCTGGCCATAACCACACCTGCTGCTTCTACCTCATCGTGGTCTTCCCATCCATCATAAATGTCCCAATGGTCCTCTGCAACCACATAGGAACCAAGAGGCACCGGCTCCGAAAACTCCAACAGCATCCACCGCGCAATGTAATCGATGATACTATGCGCCATCGGAATCTGTTTGTTACCGGTCAGGCCAGCCGGTTGGAAACGCGTGTACTGGTGCTTCTCCATGATGGTCTTGAGCGGCACGCCGTGCTGGAGCGCGATGCTTACAGCAATGGCCCAGCTGTCCAGCGTGCCAGAAATGGTCGAACCTTCCTTGGAAATGTGAACGAAGATTTCGCCAGGTCGGCCATCATCGTACAAGCCCACAGTAAGGTAACCATCATGGTCAGCCACGGAGAACTTGTGCGTCATCGCAGCACGCGTTAAGGGGAGAGGATGCCTCACGGCTGCTGGCACCTCGTCCTCCGTGGCCGAAGCCTCGTCATTGTCATATGTCACCAGCGGTTGGCTGGCTTTGCAGCCATCGCGGTACACGGCGACTGCCTTCAACCCCAGTTCGTGCCCGCGCACAAACACCTGCTCGATGTCCTCGACGGTAGCACTGTGCGGTAGGTTGATCGTCTTCGAGATCGCGCCGCTCAGGAACGGCTGACACGCAGCCATCATCAACATGTGCTGCTCGGGTGTCAGCTCGTTCGCCAGCTCTACGTTGTCGGGTGCATGGAAGTCCAGTGTGCCACCACCGACAAGGTGCTTGGTACCAGCGCGCGAGAAATACGGCTCGATGCCAGTCGTATCACAGTCCATGATGAAACTGATCGTGCCAGTAGGCGCGAGACACGTTAGCTGGGCATTACGGAATCCGTGGTCAACGGCAATATCCCTTGCCTCAAACGCAAGTTGTGTAGCCGTGCTAAGAATTAGATCTTGGGGCTTGTTCCCGAAAGCTAGTGGATAGAAATGCTTCCGATGCACTCCCATGTGTGCTTCCGTGTACGCATCGTACGCACCGCGTGCCTGGGCCAACTCAGCTGACGCCTTGCTAGCGGCAAAGTGCATCAGCGCCGTGATGCTCGCGGCTAGGTCTCGCGCCTCAGAACTGGAGTACGAGAGATTCATCCTTGCAAGCAGCCCAGCCAAATTTGTGAAGCCAAGGCCCAAGGTCCGGTACCTCTTGGACTTTTCCGCAATAGCGTCCGTAGGGTATCCGGCGAGGTCGATGATGTTGTCCATCGCCGTCACCAGGTCGTAAACGTCCGTGACGAATCGCTGCACGTCGAAGCTGTCGTCCTCGCGCAGATAGGCGCACAGATTGAGGCTGGCCAGATTGCATGCGGTTTCCTCCAGGAACATGTACTCACTACACGGATTGCTGGCTACGATGTCGCCGTCCTGGGGACATGTATTCCATTTGTTGATCGTATCGTGGTACTGGATTCCTGGGTCACCGCAAGCCCACGCGGCCTTGGCAATCTCGTGGAACAGCTGGCGGGCGGGTTCCGTACTGAGGATCTCGCCGGTGGTGCGGGCCAGTAGGTGCCACGGTTGGTCATCACTTACCGCGTCCATGAACACATCTGATACCCGCACGGACAGGTTGGCATTCTGAAACGACACGGAGCCGTATGCCTCACCGTCGATGCCAGCCGACATCCCGGCGTGTTCGATGAGGGTCCTTGCCTTCGATTCCTCGCCCGCCTTGCATCGAATGAACTCAACAATATCCGGATGATCAATATCCAGGATCTGCATCTTCGCTGCGCGGCGCGTTTTCCCGCCCGACTTCACCGTGCCTGCTACTGCGTCGTACACCTGCATGAACGAGACGGGTCCACTGGGTTTTCCACCACCACTGATGGACTCCGACGCGCCGCGAATCCTGGAGAGATTGGTCCCAGTTCCCGACCCGTGTTGAAATAGCCGCCCCTCCTTGGTTGCCAGCTCTAAGATGCTTTCCATGGTGTCATCCACGCTCTGGATGAAGCACGCATGGCATTGGGGATTTTCTTCCACGCCAACATTGAAGAACACTGGCGAATTGAAGGCGTACCGTTGATCCACCATGCCGTTGTACAGCCGGTCACTCAGCTTGTCATCACCAGCGGACACGCCGTCGGCCACACGGTGGATAGCGCGGAAGATATTGTTGGTGTCTACGCCCGCCAAGTACTTATCCGCAAATATCCGAATAGCGGTATAGGACCAATGGTCCGGTGCGTAGATGGTTCGATCCAGCTCCTTGACGTGGATTTCCTGCATAGCTCTCCCCTTAGCCGTCGAAGTCCAGCTCCTCATAGCTGGCTTCCTCAATTTCCTGATTCAAGCTGGCGCGATGTGCGGCATCCTGCACTCGTTCCGCCAACTCGGGATTCTTGTCGTGAAACTGGACATCCAGCACACGCAGCCGCTTCACCTTTTCACCGATGGCCTGCAATGCGGACTCGATATCGCCAGGTAGCGGCAGAGAAGCAGGGTCAGACTCGCGGTCCTGCTCCATAGCCTGGCGCGTTTCAGTGATCACCTTCAATTTGTCCGTCAGAATGGCTGCAGACGTCACTTTCTGCATCAAACTGGGGCCGTAGGACTTCACAGAGACAAGTTCGCCCGAATCATCATGAACTTTAATCAGCCCAGACTCGATATCTTCCGGCGAAATGCTGTCGATGATCTCCACAGCCTTGCCGTGCACCTTACCACGGATTTCTTCCAGGGCATGCGAGCGGATTTTCTGGAGATGAATGTCAGAATCTGCTTTCCGCAGCACCTTGGTGATGGTAGGGACCGTCATGCGCATGTTTCGTGCCACTTCTGACTTGTTGCCAGAAACAGCGTACGCCTGAACGATCATTTCTTCCTGGAGAGGAGAAGGTGCAACACCCTGCTGGGACCCTTTAGGACGTTTCTTGCCTCGTCTGCGTGCCATACCTACGATTTCCCTTGCTTCTCCAGCCTTCCAATACCAGAACCACCACCACCCTTGCTCAGAGGCTGGGCAGGTTTCTTGTTGATAGCAGTGTTTATTTGCTGTGTATTAGGTTTGGAACGGGATTGGCCCATAATTGGCTCCTTTTACCGGTATTTTATCCAATTAAGGGCTGAAAGAGACCCTTAAAAATGGCTGCTTTATCAACTGTACCTACAATTATAGCATACTTGGTTAGTGTTGTCAATGGTTTTCTTCTAGTAGCTTACGTTCCGGAAATTAAGTTGTTGTATAATAAGTACTTAGTTTCAAGAAAATAAGCTAGCTTATCCCTTGCCATAAGCCAGTAAGCCCCTTATATACTTACCTCTAGAATATATACCATTGTTCCCAGGATGTCAAGGACTTTTTTGCTAGGGGACTGGATTTCTTGTAACTTGTTGGCTAGCTGGCTAAGGGGCTAGCTTGCTAAGGGGCTTTTTTGCTAGCGGGAAAAAATCTCCAGCTCTTCATTAGCTGGCCGGTCGCAGGTCGCTAGTCCCCGTGCGGGTCTTACGGATTTCCTTACTAGCCCCTACGGGTAAGGCACTAGCGCTAGCGCACTAGCGTGCAAGCGACTAGGGTCAAACATCAAATGTCTAGGCTTTGTCCAGCTTATGTCTAGGTTCTAGGGGCTAGTGTTCTTTTTAGTGGACATAATGATTGTTACTAGTAGATCT